CTGGTACACGAACAATCGCTCCACCAGTGCCGCCTGTTACTTGAGTGCCTAGCAGTTCGTTCATCGCCTGCAGGTCTATTTGATTTACATTTGTAAGATCATTCATCTCGATTCGATCCTCTATTAGATGGACTTACAGTATGGCATTACTAAGTGGCACAAGTCAATCATATTCGACTTGATCCAGCCAATTTTTGCCACGAGATGTTTCTATTTTGAGGGGCAGAATAAAGTCATAATCCCAAAGCTCTTTTGCCTCTTCTGTGACCTTTTCCATGGCCCACTGCAGCACCTCTTTGACCTGTTCTTCTTCATCAGGATGAGTATCGACCACAATGGAATCATGTACCGTCAGAACAAGCTTGGAGCGCAGGTTTAATTCCTTGAACTTGCGGAAGGCTCGTATGCAGCTAAGTGGCACAATGTCGGCTGTCGCTGCAGACTGCACAGGGTAGTTAACCTGTTGGGTGTAGTTCTTAGTGCGTCCGTTCTTGCGGCGTTCTTCATTGGGCCAGAAGAACTGACGCCCGGAGAAGATCTGTATGTGACCGTTCTTCAGTACACCATCTGTTAGCTTCTTGTGATACGTCCCAAGGCCTTTGTAGATCTGGAAAAAACGGCTGTAATAGTTTTTTATATGCCCTTCATATTGATTCCCAGTGGCCCCATAAATAGGGGCGAACGAATGAGCCTTGGCATTTTGCCTAGCGTCTTTGCCCACTTCATTAATCTCACACTCATTAATAATGGATGCAGTCTGCTTGTGTAGGTCTTTACCTTCCAAAACATCCTTAATGATCTGCGGATCACCAGAAAGTTCCCCTGCCATAACAAATTCTAAACCACTGAAATCACTCTCAATAATCAGCCCGTCTTTAAACCGGCTTACCATAGCCTCACGCACAGGAAAGCCACGCTTTGGCATGTTCTGCAGGTTAGGTGCAGTGGATGACAATCTACCGGTAGCTGTGATGCACTGATTGAACTGTGCATGTAGAATACCGTCTGGCCGTGTCCATGTTTCGATACCTGCAATGAAGCTGTCTAGGTAGGTGCTGACCGCACTCGCCTCAGTCATTAGCTCAAGGAACTCTACTGCAAGGTCATTGCGCTTTCTCCGGGCCTGTTCGATCAGAAGCTTGATGGTGTGCTTGTCTGTCTTAAAACCATTAATAGATGCATCGCTAGGGCCGGTAGGGTTAAGCTTGAGGCCTGCTACCTTGCCATTGGGTACATAGAAAGCTCCTACACCTTTACACTCAGGACACTTGGACAGGTTCTTGTACGGTTCACCCTGCACCTTGTACTTCTTACCCAGCTTCTGCCGGGTCACAGACTTATACTTCTGGATCAGACCTCTGCCATCGCAGGGGTCACAACATACCACATCAGTTTTGTGCAGAACCTTAGTGTTTGACCGGTACGCATCGTTAAACTCTTTGCGGTTCATGCGGGGCGGGTACAGAGGCTTACCGGCAGCATTCGTACCGATGTTAAACATCTTAATGTGCAGGTCTTTGTTTATCAGACCCCGTGAGTAAATGATCTCTGATCGATCTGCACCAGAGGCGAGGTTATAAGGCTTGTCACCCATGACCTGTTCTGTAATTTCATCCAACCTGTTATTACAAAAGTTATAACGATCTCTAAAGTGTGCCTCAATTTTGCCCAGCGCCGCCTTATCAATCTTCACACCGTTGCGCTCAATCTCAACCAAGAACAGAAGCATTTGGTTCATCATGGTGACCACACTCTGCATGCTTTGATTCTCAGGCTTTGCGTAGTCCTCTTGCTGCGCTAGGAAGATGCTCTCACATGCTTTTACGTCAGCTTCGGCATACTCAATTACGGTATCAAGGGGCATGGCTTCAAAGCCAACACCGGACTTGAACAGGTCATCAACTAAGTCGGATTTCTTCTGTACTATTTCGTTCATGCCGCTCTCCTTTCCGCTGTAGCTTTAAGCGACAATTGCTGACGCTGACCTTTAGCCAGAACGTATTCACCAATCATCGTGCAGTAGACTTCTGTTGGGATCTCGAAGCCCATCTCCATCAACCACATCACATCGAACTTAGCGTTGTGTGCAACAATCACATCAGCCTGCTTTAGAGCCTCACGCAGAGGCGCTGGGCTGTCAGGGTTGGATTTATCGTTGTGGTGGAACACCAGTGTTTGGACAGGCTCACCTAACCAGCAATAGTGTGCGGAAACACATCTGTTGTCTGGGTTGAAGGGGGAGTTGTCTATTTTGCCATCAAGTCGTTGTACCGTTGTTTCTAGGTCTAAAACCAATATCTTCTTCATTTCATCCGCCCGTAGAATTTTGTTGTTATTGTTGGGTCATGCCGGTCAAACAGATGCCAACTACAGTTGTCTTTGCCCGTGGTATTGTCGAACCACTTGACCCGCCCCACGCTTACGATCTTGCGAAGCCGGGGAAGGAACTGCATTGCCTGTTTTGTGTGAACCCAATCGCTGTCAAACAGGAGCCATGTAGGCCGCAGGTTTGAGAAAGTTTCCAACATCGGATGCAAGATCTTTCGATCCCAAGGTGGGTTCGTAATTATAACATCCGTGCGCCCCAGATGCGGCTCACTCAGATCCAGAGCATCAAGACATTCTATCTCAATGCTCATCGGATATATGTCGTATGCCGCAGAGCATGTTAGGCCTGCATCGATCAGCGTTTTGATTAAAGCACCATCGCCTGCACAAGGCTCACAGAAAGACTGAACGTCTTGCAGGTGTGGTACTAGCGGTTTTACTGCCGCCGCCGGGGTCTTGTAGAAGTCCCGTGGCAGTCTTTCAAAATCAGATCTCTTCCCCATTACAGCTTCCAGAGCTTGTTCTGGTTGAGGATCATTTCCTGCAGGAGATCTATCTGACGATTGATAAGCTTCTGCTTGGTTTCGTTATTAGAGTCCCTGCGCTTTTGGCTGTCTTTGAGAAGCTCTTCGTAAAATTCTCTCAGGTCATCTTCACTCAGCATCAGAAGAACCCCGCAGTTTATGCAGAAGGGTCTGCGGGTCTCCGTATGGATACCATTTGTTTTTACCGAAAACCCGCCATTTCTTACCGGACAGTGTAACGTGGTACTTCTGGTCTATGGTTAGGTGATCTTGGTAAACCCTAATACCGTCACCCCCTAAACGCAGAAACTCCAGAGCAAGCTCTAGCTTCGCTAGGTTTTTACTTGCGGTTTTATTGTAGCTAGTATCTGTCGCAGACTTTTGCCGTGCGTTTTCTATTTCGGCCAACAATGTCACTTCATTATTCAGCATAGCGTGATACCTCCGGTTCGATTTTGCAGTAAATGGCACCGTGAAAACCTGACAGCTTGTTCTTGGATATGTACAAACAACGCTCAGTGTTCTGTTCATCGTCGCCGCCGCCAGCGGCTTTACCGATACCGATGATTACGTCTGCTTCCGCAGCCTTGCCCGTCTTGGAACCTTCAAGCATTGAGAAGTCGATGCGGGTCTTGCCCTCTGCATCAGCGGATGCCTGTGAAACCGCAATCACTGCACAGTTGTGTCGTTTGGCTACCTCACGAAGGCTCCTGTACAACTCACGAATGCGCTCATGTGACGAGTTGTAATTACCAGCAATGTGAACCTTATCCGCCTGATCTATAATTAAAATATCGCATTTAACACGCTCACAATAGGCGTTGATCTTATCAAGATCCCAATCCTGAGTGTCTTTAAAGATCAGCTTGTCCCTAATGCTCATGTAAACAGAATTTGCTAGGTCTGGCTTCTCTGCGATTTGCTCACGGGTCATGTTAGAACAAGCCTGCACAGCACGAAGCTTGGTACGCATGCTCTTTTCTTCATTGCCCAGATACAGAACCTTGGCCCCTTGGCTACAGAACCCGCCGGGTGCAGCGCAGATGCTCACCATGAACGCTGACTTACCAGTTTCGGGTCGAGCTGCTACAATAGCAAAGTCGCCGCCGCCGAGGCCGTACAGATGACGGGACAGGGTAGAGATATTGAATGCGAACTTATTATCATCAGAAACTTCTGCCAGAAGCTCGTAAATATCATCAGTGATGTCTTCACCGAAATCATCTGGCATGTAGCTGTCTGAGATGCGCTCTAGGAGCGTCTGTAAGCGGCGTAGGGCGCTGGGATCACCCTCAGACATGTTGATGCCTAAGTTGGCTACCTCACGCCCTATGTCTTTGCGCCAAAGGTTGTTGATTACATCAGATGCAATGTCAGAGCTTATAGCTTCTGCATGCTTGATCTGGTCTACAACATCACGGACTTCGTGGATCTCAGCGGATGTAGCCACAGGGTTTTGCGACAGCCATAAGCTGTACACTTCATCCGGGCTAATATCATGTTCGTATTTGCCATGTGCTTCTTTGACCAAATCATAGATCGCTGCGAAATCGTCACTGAATAAACTACGCCGCAAGTTAGCCTGATTCTCTAGGTAAGTGGCGTTGTTCAGTATTGTTTTTATTAGTTGTTGCTCCATAGGTCTGCCGTCCTTAGTGGTTTTAATTGTGCCACCTAGAATAACACCTAGCAGAAATAAAAAAACCCCCAATCTTTCGACTGAGGGCTTTTTCTTAATTTGTTATGTGTTGTCAGTTAGTTCTGACGGAACTTCATCTTGCTGATGTCCGGGCTTTGGTCACCCCGGCGTTCCTTCATATCTACCTGATGGAAGACTACACGCTTGTTGCCTTTAACAATCCCTGCGATTGCTTCTTCCAAACGTGATTGTTCCTCTGCGGCTTCTCTAAAACCGCCGTCGATGTCATAATCAATGACTACAATTCCTCGTGCTTTTATGGTCCCATTCCTTCTTTTGAGGACGATTTATCGCCCGTTTGTTTAACGTCGGTATCTCGACGGATATATAATGTTACGCAGCAATGTTATCGCCGCAGATATATTTTATATATCGTAAGAAGGTGGAGCAGAAGGGGGGTGTACACCTTTTGTTGATAAAGCAAGGGCGTTAGGAACACCAAATTTATCACACAGCGCATTGCAAGAGACTAAGTATCTAACCGCACGGGATTTAACACAGGTTGCTAAGTATGCCCAAGTGTATACACCCCTTAGTCTATTACCTTTTGGATTTCCCGCAGCGACAAGCATTTTAGATCCTCTTTTGTTAAGCGTAGGTTTGTTACTACACCATGCTTCTTAGATAAGTACACTGCTTTACTACTCGCATCATTGTCAAGTACTAATGTTACTTTTATGTACTTAACTAATTGCTGTTTTATTTCGTTAGTTAAATTCGTGCCTAGTAGGGCGAAGCCTACAACACCCTCAAGCCTACTAACAGCGCATGCAGAAGCAATATCTTCAACTAAAACAGCGTGTTGTCCTGAACCTACAGTTATGCCTTGTGTGGTATCACCATACTTCCACCACTTGGGTAGACGCCCGTCTAAGGCTCTCCCAACAGCACCTGTGCCATCATTTGTATAAAAAAGAACCCGGTTTTCTGTTGGTAGGTATCTAATCTTTATCCTACCTGATTCGTAGGCTTCCATAGAATTTACATCTTCTAAGTATTTAACAGCGGGTGCATGCTTACGCACAGATACGGTCATAGCGGGTAACTGGTTAAGCTTCTTAACTGACCGCCGGGTAGGTGTGCCGCCGACATAGTTCTTGAGTGCGGTTATATCACGCTTACCACGCAGACTACCTTTAGCGTTGCAAGAGGCTCTAAAACAGTTCCATACCAGAACACCGTCGAACCGGTCTAAGGTGAACTTGTTCCTGCCCCCACAAAAGGGACAGGTAAGTGTTTTATGTTCACCATCGGCCAGCTTGATCTTCTGCACCACGCTGACCTGTTCTTTGTAACTAAACATTGTGCTTGATCCTGAAGATCTCCCCACAGTCTTCACAGTGATGATGGAAGAGATTTGAACCCATCTCCTCGCTTTCATCATCTAATTTTTTTATTCCTGTTAAAAATGGTGGGTCTGTCAGGTACACTACCAGAAGTGTTGGGTCTCCAACCTGTATTAAACGACAACATGTCTCACAGGCATACGGCCTAGTTGATGCGTACTCTTCTACACCTTCTAGTGATCTTACTCTTACTTTGCTCATAGGTTATCCTCATTACCTTTACATGGGACTAACCCTTGGGCGGGTTAGCCGCAGGCTACACCTAATTGTGAACAAGTCAACCACTTTGTTATGCCAGTTAGTTATGGGGCTAGTAACTTATTGTCCTGCATAACCCTTTTTTTTATAGGGTTTCTAGCCATAACCTGAAGGTCGTAGGTTCAAATCCTACTCCCGCAACCAAGTGTCTGAACTCATTAGGCGAATCCTGATGGTTCGATTCTATTCCACATCATTCTATTTATTTCAATATAGAATCATATTTTTTTGCATCGGCGGTCTCTTTTATCGCCTGTTCATATTTGAAGAACAGTTGCTCAAACTTCCACTGGTACAATTGCTGCATCCCCATCAGTGCGTTCATCAGTTCATCCTGCGTAGGATCTCGCTCACCGTCACCGATCTGTTTGAACACTGTCTCAAGATCATTACATACGGACCAACAATCCATAATCATCGGCTCTAGGTCAGATAGATTAGTCATCTTGGCTATCCGTCAGTGCATCCCAAGACACAGGGAATAGCTCAATCATCTTACGATCAATCTGGTTGGCTACCTGCCGTGTCTCTTCTTGCGTATCAGGCTTGCAACGTAGGTTACACATTGCGGAGAAGGCATCCAAACTACCCGACCAGTACCATTCGGTCATTGTGTTTTGCGGTAGCACCATACGAGCCTGTTCCTCACACACACCCTTGTCCAAGAGACCCTCATACAACGTCAGAGGAATCTGCTGCGATGTTTGGATGTGAATGTGCTGTATCTCCCCGTCAGAGCCTTGCTTCTTATCCTGCGACTGACCACGCCATACGTCAGGTACATAGAACTCGATATTTTCAGTTGTGTACCGCCTCGATATTTCGTTCCAACGTAGGAATTTATGCTTGACTAGCTGCCGTGCTACAAAGATGGGAGCCTTGATGTGGAAGCTGGCGAAGCAATGCCCGAATGGGCTGATGTGTTTATGGGCTGCAAGGTAGCGGATCAGCTTATCATCTTTTGCTTTTAGTTTAGGTGGACCCCACGGATTGTCTTCCATGACACTTGTCTTACCAAAGCTTACCCGTGCTGCGTTAGCCACGGTAAGGTCGTTGCCCATGTGGTCTATGTATGTTGCTTTAATCATTCTTCATCCTCTTGAGGCCGCAGACAGCGCAAAGCCATAAGTTTTTCCAGAATACGTCTGGTTTCGATTTGCAGTCGTGGCAGGTATCAGAAGGGTGGTTCACCGGAGTGATCCAATTCTGGCATGTTGTATTCAAATGTGCGGGGTATGGTTGGTTCGTCAGGTACATCATCGGGCAGAGGGGTAGGCATCACACCTACTTGCTCCATTTCCCACAGGATGTGGCGGGGTATCTCATTTTCCATTGGTTTTCCTCAATTCATCACGGACTGCTACGATAAGATCGATCAGTCTCTCAGTGGCTTGCTGCGAAGGCTTGCCTGTTAGCCTTTGTAGTTCTCTTTCGAAGGCCTTTCGGGCCGCACTTACATCTGTATTCATCCAAACCTCAGATTTTGGGCCGAAGAGGCCAGTTTCTTTGTCTTTTTGACATAAATATTAAGCATTTGACGGGATTTATGGCCTGTAACCGCTGCAATCTGGTCTTCAGTTGCACCGTTCTCAGCCAATTCAGTTGCACCAGAGTGCCGCAGAAACTTAATCTTTAAGCGGTCAGGCAGCATGCAATGTTTGCGGATCTTCTGCGCAATCTCATTGTACTTCCACCTGTCATACGGTTTGCCTGTCTTCTCGTAGTTCACGATAGTTTCGTCTGCACCAGCTTGGTTGTGGCGAGGAACTATGCGGGAGATGATACGAGGGCTTGCATCTACAATGATGGGGGTCTTGGTCTTTTCCTGCACGAAGGTGAAGGTCTCACCATCAAAGTTGTCCCACCGTAGCTGACGCATGTCTCCGGGGCGCTGACAGAGGTCGTAGCAGAGCAAAGCCAGTGTACCGATGGACCAGTAGCCTAGCTCGTCAGAGGCCTCTACAAAGCGTGTTACCTGCCGTTCTGTCCATACAACGTCACAGATCGGGTCAGTGTCCAGTTGGATGATCTTAAACGGGTTGCCACGCAGCTTATCGTTAGCTTCACACACATTCCAAACACGCTTGAGGAACTTAATGGTGTGCCTTGCCCGGTGTGGCGATACTTCATCCATCAAATAGGCGTACAGCTTCTGTACATGGTCTTTACGCAC